GCCGTAACCATTACGATTAAGCGCGCTAGTAGTGATTTTATCCATAATATCACATGGCATTTTGGATCTCTCAGTGGCACCATTGGAACAGGCATTGCGACCTCTGTAACTTGGACGCCATCAATATCGCAATTAGCAACTCAAATTCCAAATAGCACCTCAGGTAACGGTCATTTAACGCTAGCTACTATCTATGGTGGTAAGACAATAGGTTCTATGACAATTCCCATTACCCTCAACCTACCGACGTCAGTTGTTCCAACCTTGGGCAGTATTTCTGTTTCAAAATCCCATGCCACTGCAAAAACGATTTTAACTGGTACAAGTTTTGCCCAGTTGGTGTCTAACCCTAAAGTGACTTTTAATCAAGGAGCGGGTGTTTACGGATCGATCATTCCTTCAACGGGTTATCGCGCAGAGGTCTTTAAGTTTGAGAATAATCAGTGGGTTCAACTTCCAAATGTGGTAACAAGTAATAATGGCCTTTTGGGTGGTATCAATTGGATTGGTCGTGCTAAGGTCTCTGCCTATGTGACTGATTCGAGAGGGCGACAAAGTGCTCGAAAAGAAGTGGAGATAACCCTATTAGAGTATTTCAAACCTATCTTTTCATTCTCAGCGGTTCGTGCTGGTTCTAGTATGAATCAGGTGACGGTCAAACGAACGTTTAAGATTGCCCCTTTAACCATCAATAGTGTTCAAAAGAACAAGGCAATCTTGACATGGGAAGTGGTTGATTTGGCAAGTGGTCAAAAGTTCAGAAACGCTGGTGGTGCTGCCAACTGGATGTCAACAACAGAACACACGAAGACAGATTTCCAAGCTACTCTAGGTGGCACCTATGATACCACGAAATCCTACACCATTATTGGAACGCTCGCAGACCTCTTTTACTCCACGACCTTTGAATTTACTATTGGTCCAGAAAAGGTTGTCTACGGCTTAAGTCCATCAGGTATGGGGATAGGCAAAGCGTGGACAAGAGGAGTGCTAGATGTGGATGGGAGTTTACCTGCTTATTTTGATGGTGAGATTTATATGAAGAATAAGAAACTTCTTGATATCTTTTACCCAGTGGGCGTCATTTACGAGTCCACGTCAAGTACCAGTCCAGCCACCATTATGGGTGGGACTTGGGAACGATTTGGCAATGGTCGGGTCTTAGTTGGTGTATCTGAGAATGAAAGTGAGTTTAATAGCGTTAATAAGTCAGGGGGTAGTAAGGCACATACCTTGACCATTGATGAGATGCCGTCTCACTCACACGCTCAGTATGTGACAGCTAACAACGGCTCAGGAGCAATTCGTCGTGACCATTCTTCAGATGGTAGCTCTAGCCTTTACCCTCAAGGGAATAACACAGGAAATACTGGTGGCGGAAAGCCACACAATAACTTACAACCTTACGTCACGGTTTACCGTTGGCGTAGGACAGCATAAGAAAGGAAAGCGTCATTATGAAAGAATTACTGGCAACAAATAAGGTTCTCTTTTCAGCAATCGGAGGACTTATCGGTTCGATTTTTGGAGAAGTGGATGGGGTCTTATATGCCCTTTTTATTTTTCTCATCATTGATTATGTGACTGGAGTCTTTGCGGCAATCGTCGAGAAGAATTTATCAAGCGGTCTTGGTTTCAAAGGCATCTTTAAAAAGATTGCCATTCTCTTTTTGGTATCCGTGGGACACCTCATTGATACTGAAATCATTAAGCAGGGTGGAGCGATTCGCACCATGGTTATTTTCTTTTACTTGAGCAATGAAGGTTTGAGTATTTTGGAAAATGCGGTGCGGATTGGCTTGCCTATCCCTGAGAAACTACGAGCCATCTTAAAACAATTCAACGAAAAAGAAGGAGACTGATATGGGAAAACATCTAGTGATTTGTGGTCATGGGCAAGGACGAACTGCCTATGATCCAGGAGCAATGAATAGCAAACGAGGCATTACAGAAGCTGGTAAAGTTCGTGAGTTAGTCAAACTCATGTCCAAGTACAGTGGAAAAAGCATTGACTACATCACTGATCAAAATGTTTATGATTATCGCAGTATTGGTAGCTTAGGTAAGGGTTATGACTCGATTACCGAACTTCACTTCAATGCTTTCAATGGTACAGCAAGAGGGACAGAAGTTCTTATTCAATCCTCCTTGACGGCAGATAAGGAGGATTTGGCTATTTTGTCAGTCCTGAGCCGTCACTTCCAAAACCGTGGGATTAAGAAGGTGGATTGGCTTTATAATGCCAATGAAGCTAAGAACCGTGGATATTCCTACCGCTTGGTGGAGATTGCCTTTATCGATAACGAAGAAGACATGACCATCTTTGAGAATAAGAAGGAAGAACTGGCTAAAGCTCTCGTATCTGCCATTACCCAAGAGGAGGTGAAGACAGTTGTTTCTGCCACCCCCAGTAAGCAAGGAGGACAGCCCCATTCTTCTACCAGCCCTGTTTATCACGTTGGGGATAGTGTTCGTGTGCTTGGTCATGCGACTCATTACCAAACGGGTCAAGCGATGGCGAGTTGGGTCAAGGGTCGCACCTACAAAATCCTCCAAGTCAAAGGAGTAACGCAGTCTCAGAGTAAGAGAGCTTACCTGCTTGAAGGGATTACCTCTTGGGTGTTGGAGCAAGATGTGGAGGGAACAAGCCTTGGACATTCTGAACAGACCTACACGGCTCAAAAAGGGGATAGTTATTGGAAGATTTCTCGGAAATTTGGGACAACCGTTGATAGTCTTCTAGCCTTAAATGGCTTGAAGAAAACGGATGTTTTAAAGATTGGGCAGACCTTGAAAGTCCATAAGGCAACCAGTTCCATCAAGGCAGTGGGGACAAGCCTTGCTCAACGTGCAGTTGCATCTGCCCTGTCTAAGGTAGGGCAAAAGGTGACTGTTCCTACCAACCCTTATGGCGGACAATGCGTCAGTCTGGTGGATAAGATTGTACAGGAGTTGACCGATAAGGATATGGCTTACACCAATGCCATTGACTGCTTAACCAAGGCAAAAGCCAATGGCTTTACAGTCATCAAGGATGCTTGGGGAGTAAATCCTAAAGCTGGCGATTTCTATGTCATTAAGACAGACAGTCACCCTTATGGCCACATTGGCATTTGTATTACCGACTCAGATGGTACAAGCATTGATGGTGTGGAACAGAATGTCGATGGTTATACTGACCACAACAAGAATGGTATCAATGACCAATTGGAAATTGGTGGAGGCGGTATTACTCGCCGAGTAAAACGTGTCTGGATGGCAGATGGCTCACTCTATGATGCGACTGGCACGGTCAAACTTGGAAAAGTCATCGGTTGGTTCAGATTAGGATAAAAGTTATCAAGCCTGGTGGAAACATCAGGCTTTTTCTTTTTTCTTTTTTTCCATATGGCGGAATTTTCCTCCTCAAACTTACTTAGGAAGGTAGAGAGAAGTTTTTTTCAAAAAACCGGAAAAACTCCTCTAAAAGTTACCTAGTCATGTAGAGAAAAAGTTTTCTTTAGTTTGGACTAAATATCACTTTTAGTCACCTAGTAGATAGAAGGAGGAAAGTCATGATCCCAGAACAAAAAGCAACTATTCGTTATTTACGAGAACATGGACTTGGTTATAAAGCCATTGGCGTAAAGCTCAGTCTATCGTCTAACACCATAAAGTCATTTTGTCGTCGTGAGGCGATAAAGGCTGGTGAGAAAACAGATGATGTTTTACCAGATTATTGTCATGCTTGTGGTCGTGTTTTGACGCATATAGATGGTAAGAAAAAGAAACGCTTTTGTGGAACGTCCTGTCGCCAAACTTGGTGGAACAGCCATTTGGAGGAAGTCAATCGACAGACCTATACCGAGCATGTCTGTTTGGCTTGTGGGGGTGAGTTTACCTCCTACGCTAATCCTAAGAGAAAATATTGTAGTCGTAAGTGCTATGTGACTGCTAGATTTGGAGACAAGAAATGACAGAACAAGACTTTCAACAAGAACTTACCTACCAACTGACTATGGCACAGGCCAAGCAGCTCCTGTCTCAAGGTCTGATTTCTGAAGCCGTCTTCCAAGAATTTAAGGCAAAAATGCTCGAAAAATATGAGCCATTTCTGAGCCAATTAGTTGCCTAAAAACTTGATAAATAAGGGCTTTAGAGTGATATATAGTTGCGAAAGGAGATGTATCAATGAAACAAATCAAAACGATACAAGCCCAAAAGGTAACTACCATCAAAAGGTTAAAGGTGGCCGCATACACTAGGGTTTCGCATACGAGTTTACTCCAGTCCTTATCCAATCAAGTCAGCTACTACAGCCAAATGATACAGGCAAATCCTGAATGGGACTATGTGGGAGTTTACAGCGATTCAGCCATTAGTGGCCGTAGTCAAGCTCATAGACGAGATTTTCAACAGTTACTTGAAGATTGTCGCAAGGGGAAGGTAGACCTTATTTTAACCAAATCTATCTCACGATTTGGTCGAAATACGGTGGAGCTTTTGGAAACTGTTCGTGAGCTGAAGCGACTTGGTATCAGTGTTCGCTTTGAAAAGGAGAAGATTGACACCCTAACCGCTGAAGGGGAGTTGCTTTTAACCCTGCTTGCCTCCATGGCTCAAGAAGAATCACAGTCTATCAGTCAAAACATCAGATGGCGAGTGAAGAAACGCTTTGAAGATGGAAAACCTTATATTCCCCAAGACATCTTTGGCTATCGATGGAATGGCGAAGAGTATGTGATTGAACCCCATGAAGCCTCAATTGTCAGACAGGTCTTTGAATGGTATATGGAAGGACTTTCAGCCCCAAAAATAGCTAAAAGGCTTGATGATAGGGGAGAACGAACAAGGCTAGGTAATCGCTTTACTAAGCGAATTATTTATAACATGTTTGACCAAGAAGCCTACTGCGGACGACTTATTTTACAGAAGACCTTTCGAGATCATTTTGGCAGTCGCTCTATTCCAAACGATGGGCAGATGGCAAAGTATATCGTTGAGAATGCCCACGAAGCCATTGTGACACCAGAGTATTTCCAACAGGTCAATCAAGAGAAAAAGCGGCGTGCTAGGAGGAGAGTATCAAAGCATGATGCCCTAGCAAAGTTACAAGGCAAAGTGTATTGTGAGCACTGCGGTTTAGACATGATTTTAACTTTGGAGACCAAATCTAATCAGGAAAAGCGAGTGAGGTATTACTGCAGGACAAGAGATGCCAAGGGTGTCGAGGCTTGTCTAGGACGTACCGTTACAGAAGAACAGCTCTTTCAAGCCTTTGGTGAGAGCATAAATACAGAAGACATTCACCATATTTCTTTTAATAGCGTGACCAATGAAGCTAAAGCGACCTATAGAAATGGAGAAGAAAAACACGTCATCATTCAGAAAGGACGGTAGACATGAAAAAAGTTATCACGATAGAACCAGCCAAACAGGTCACCCATAAGGTTGACCTGCCCAGCTTTACCAAACGACGAGTGGCAGGCTATGCCAGAGTATCCACTGACCATGAAGATCAGACAACTTCCTACGAAGCTCAGATGACATACTATACAGACTACATCAACAGTCGCTCAGATTGGGAATTTGTCAAGATGTATTCCGATGAAGGGATTTCTGGAACAAACACCAAAAAGAGACTTGGGTTTCAAGAAATGGTGGAAGATGCCCTTGACGGAAAGGTAGACCTTATTTTAACCAAGTCAGTCAGCCGATTTGCCAGAAACACGGTGGACTCCCTTTCAACGGTTCGCAAACTCAAGGAAGCAGGTGTTGAAATCTATTTTGAAAAAGAGAACATTTGGACCTTTGATTCTAAAGGGGAGCTTCTGATTACCATCATGTCGAGTCTTGCTCAAGAGGAGAGCCGTTCCATTTCAGAGAACGTGACTTGGGGCAGACGACGTCAGTTGGCTGAAGGGCAAGTGACCTTTTCCTACAGCCAAGTTTTAGGCTTCAAGAAAAGTGACACGGGTGGTTTTGAAATTGACCAAGAAGAAGCTAAAATCGTGAGGTACATTTTCCATCAGGTTTTACTGGGCAACAACCCCAATAAAATCGCAAGGGAGTTGACTGCCCAAGGGATTCCAACCCCACAAGGAAAAAGGAAGTGGAGTTACGGTACAGTTAAGCGTATGCTTCGGAATGAAAAATACAAAGGGGATGCCCTCCTTCAGAAAAGTTTTACAACGGACTTCTTGACCAAAAGCACCAAACCTAATGAAGGGGAACTCCCACAGTATTATGTGGAGAATAACCATGAAGCCATTATCAAGCGTGAAGTCTTTGATTTGGTTCAGGTTGAATTGGATAAGTTAGAAAAGAAACGGCAAACCAATAACATCTTCACAGGACGACTGTTCTGCGGTGACTGTGGGTCAGCCTTTGGAAGTAAGGTGTGGCACTCTACCAGCAAGTACAAACGAACCATCTACCAGTGCAATGCCAAGTATAAGGGTGAGCATAAATGTCAGACTCCCCATGTGACGGAGGAAGAGATTAAAGGTTGGTTCCTATCAGCCATGAACCAACTCCTCAGTAATCGAGAGGAGATTGTCGCTAATACAGAACTCTTGATTGACTTGGCAAAAGACACCTCACCGCTTGAAAACAAGATTGATGATTTGGAGCAGCAACTTGAAACTATTCGACAAGACATTGAAGACTTGGTTGATAGAAATGCAAGGAAGGCTCAGAATCAAGACCTTTACCAAGAGCAGTACGATACTCTAGTAACAGCCTACCAAGAAAGGCAGAAAGAGTTGCAGGAAGCTACGTCATCCTTAGAAGAGCAGAAAAGTAAACAGCTAAGTCTTGATGGATTTATTCAACAACTCAAACAGCAGGAAGACCTCATTACAGATTTCAATCAAGAACTCTGGCAGACTAGTGTTGAGCGATTGGATATTAAAGAGGGCAAGAAAATCAGCCTCACCTTCAAAAATGGTGTTCGGATTGATTTATAG